CTTGGCGGTCGCGATCTTATCATCAAAGCTATTGCATAATTTAACTCTTAATAAATACAAATATGAAACTGAATCGAAACGAATGTGTGCTTCACGGTGAAGCAATGATCCTGCCTGCTGATCTGCCTGCTGATGCTGTGGAGATCAAGCCAACAAATAAAGATTATCATATCATTGCAGATAGTGAGACTACTGGCAACCATCATGTTATTGATGCTGTTCCTGGTACTCGCTTCTGGAGTAGCGGTGGTAAGACCTTTATGACTAACGAGCGCGAGACTCGTGTACGATGCGTGCATCCTGCTCGACACAATCCAATTACTTTGGATCCTGGTACATATCAAGTTGGCGAAGCTCAGCTTGAGTATGACCACTTCGCCCAGAACTTGCGTAAAGTTCGCGACTAAACATTTCAGATGTGTGTGGTAAGGGAGGGTCGAAAGGCCCTCCCTATTTTTTTGAATAGAATATTATGACTGAAGAAGACACATCAGAATCAAAGATATTAGGCAAGGACGAATTTCGTCAAGTGAGCAACATGTTCTTCGATACCTGCTATGACCGATGTCCAGTTTATACGCAAAATGTATTAGCTTATGTAGGTCGCGACGTTGTCAGACGCGTCTCACCTGTTAGTCGTATACCCTTTGAGACAGTTGAATTGGCACTAAGTTATTACAATTATGATTGATATCAATAATAAAATTTTTCGCAATACTTATGGTCAAGGCTTTCCAACTCTAATAGAAGTTGCTGTTAGTAATGCTCTATATTCGCAATTCCGCGACAATGTGTCCATTGGAATACGGTTAAGTGATGTACGAGAGCCAGTGCAGGATATAATGAACTCGGGTATAAAAATGAGAGTTGAAAGAGAGATTAATGCGTATGAATATTGAAAAGAAATAATTGATGAAGTGTATGTTTCTATGAATAGTTCGGTGTGTGATTCTGTGAATGCTTCTGTGATGGATTCTGTGTATTTTTCTATGAGGCTTTCCGTGAATTATTCTGTGATGGATTCTGTGAGTCGTACCATAAGAGATTCTATAAAAAGTACTATCAATAATAGCGTAAACGAATATGAATATTGATTCACAAATTAATAAGAACTATGTTAGAGATTTGCAACAAACTCTCTATGATATCTGCGATGAAGTTGATACTAAACTCGGAGATATTGCGCATGACAGCATTGAGCATGGTCTATTCCTAATATTTGATGAGCATAAACAAACAGTAAGAAGAAAATTATGGACACAATTTGCACCAAAACTGATATAGAATCTCAGATCATTTATAACACAGTGGAACAATATATTGTGCGCGCGCTTGATGATGCAGCATCTCGCCATCCGCAGGAAGCAGAAGTTATCAATGGAGTCTTTGTTCCGACTCATTATGATATAATGGATATTATACTGTTTAAGCTCGAACAAAAAGCCTATGAATTCAATTATTGATTACACTAAACCAAGTACCTCTGAGTTTGTAAAGTTTTACAACGACTTAAATGACATTAGGTTTGATAAAGATTTCGACGATAAAAACTGGTGGGTAGATATATATAGTGTAAAGCAGTATGAAGGGCAAGTAACTAGCGCCATGTGGGAAATAACTTCGGCAATAGATGAAGCGCTATGAATATTGATGTTTTTTTACGTTCATTAAAAAATAAAAATATCAATTATTTTGGAAAACTTAGTAAGACTGTTAGAACTCGAGTTGAATCACTTGGCATAACATTAACACCTATCGATATCGCTCAACCTCAGTCAATATCGTCAAAGATACTATTACTTGATTTTTCAGATTCTAATATAAAAACAATAATAGAGCTATGTTCCCGCACACAAAGATTATATCGGAAAATCCTTGCACTTAACTGCACAATTACTCATAGCGAAGGCTATGAATTTTATGAGTCAAGTAAAAATATATTCAAAAATTGCATATTTGAAACAGCTGATAGTTTTAGCTATAATGTCTTAAAATCATCCAATTGTAATTGTTGTATATCATCAATTGAAACTCAATTAACATTTGAAAAGTCTAAGTCAGTAGAATATCTAGAAATATCGCTGTTATGCGCATGCATGGGAAGAGAAAAAATATTACGAACAAACATTCATTCGTGGCTAGCATTTTCTCAAATTGCAGAAATCATACTTGTTGATTGGGGAGCTCAAGGAAAATTTGAAGATCTCATTGACATTGATCATCGAATAAAAATTATTTCTGTGCCCAATCGCGAATATTTCAATATTTCACAAGCATATAATCTTGCACTTGACTTTTCAAAATATCCTCATACTTTAAAGTTTGATTGTGATTATTACTTAAATCCATATTATAATTTTTTTGATATTCATCCGCTATATGAAAACACGTTTTATTGTGGAGATTGGGAAAATCCTAATATTCTTGATTCTCAGCCAATATTTCGGCATTTAAGCGGTTTATGTTATGCGTGGAAAAAAGATCTTATTCGTATAAACGGATATAATGAACATTTTAATGGATATGGTTATGACGATACTGATTTACATAATCGTTTAGTATGTTCAGGAGTTAATCGCCTAGATATTAGATATGATTATAGTGTTATGCATATTCCACATAATAGTGATATGAGAATAGCTAACTATATGGATAAACATGCGTGGAACACCAATCAAAATATGAGCATATCTAAAAATATGTCTATTTCCCCCGATAGGTTAAAAACATGGTCTATTACTCCTTCTCCTAAAAAAGAAAATTTATTTTTAGCATATGAAACTGGTAATGGTTTATAACAGCAGTTGTGATTCTTGTTTACCGTATATTGATGCAGTAAAAACACTAGCAGAACAACAAACTCTAGACTATGAAAGCATTGATATCAACCATGATATTTTTAACAGCATACATCATGTTGTAAATTGCCGAATTTCTATTGATCGTAATATCAATCAGATGCCTCTACTTATAGTCTATATTGACGGCAATGCTAAACATGCAATTGTCGGGGTTCACGAAATATCTGAGTTAAAGTATAAACTCAAAGAGGCATTTTTATAAATACAAATGGAAATAATTCCATTAACAAAATAAAAAGATATGATCGAAGAACTATTAAAATTGGTTGAGCAATATCCTTGGTTTGTTGTAGTTACGAGTGCAATTAGCCTTGCAAGTGCAATTGCAAGTGTTACACCTACTCCAAAACCAGGCAGCACTCTGGCAAAAGTCTACGGCATTATTGATTTTCTAGCACTGAATATCGGTAAAGCCAAAGATAAAGGCACAAAGTGATTACTCAACTATTAACTGCCGTTATTGAAGCATGTAGAGCATATTGTCTCTATGTGCAACTAAAACGGGAAACACGAATCGATGAAATTGAAGATGAAATTGACCGTACTGCTGCTCGCGGTGATGCAGCTAGCAAGTTGCAAACTCGTAGACTGTTGCTTCGGAAACAAAGATACATTGAACAACTCGGCACTATACGATCCTCCTCAGATACACCTGATTGAAGGCAAAGAATATGTCTTTAAAGAAGGAGTGCTAACCGGGAGAGGTCAGCGCTTTCATAGTGATTATGAATATCGCAGAATGATCATCGAACAATAATTCATGACAAAAAACTCTAACAAGCAGGCCAGATTGAACACGTTTCAGTCTGGCCTTTTTTACGTTTATGCCAGCAAGAAAACAAACAACACGCAGAACAAAAACAACATCGGAACCAACTAACGCTATTGAAAAAAGTTTAAGCTTTAATTGGAGTACAGATTTTACTATTAAAAATAGCTTTCATCTTAATCCTCTTCATAAAGAGTTTAAGGATTGCTGCATGGCTGATTCAACACAAATAGCATTTGTTGACGGTCCAGCTGGCACAGCAAAAAGCTATCTTGCGGTGCTTAGTGCATTGCAATGTTTGAAAGAACAAAAGGTTGATAGCATCATTTATATTCGCAGCGTTATCGAAAGCGCAAGTCGTAGTATTGGTGCACTGCCTGGAGAGATTGATGATAAGTTTGGGCCATATGCAATGCCACTGCTAGAAAAGGTTACTGAGATCTGTGGAGATAATGTTGCCACAATCCTAAAAAGCCATGATGTGCTGCAAGCAGTGCCTGTTAACTTTGTGCGGGGTCTGACCTTTAATCGAGCCTTTGTTATTGTTGATGAAGCTCAAAACCTAACAAAGAGCGAGCTTATAACAATCCTAACAAGATTCGGAAAAGGCACTCGTTATGTAATTTGTGGAGACAAGGCACAGAGCGATATTGGCAAGCTTAGTGGCTTTACTGAAATCTATGATGCCTTTGCTGGGCGAGGTGATGCAAATAGTCAAGGCATATATAATTTCAAGTTTGGTCAAAATGAAATTGTTCGCAGCAAGATCTTAAGATATATTGTTAGTGTTCTAGGGGCTTAAAAGTCCCTAGAAAAAATATTTCATTTTTTGGTTTACAAACTATTTTCTGTTGGTATAATTCAAGTGTAACTTGTTTACACTGACGGAATATGAAATATTACGTCTAGCTATGTACATCTATCGCTATATAATTCATAATCATCTTGTCTATATCTATTATGATCCTAAAGATCATGATATCATTAAAAAAATATCTTCATATGAGATATTGCCTGATGATACTATTAGCGAGATAAAGCATAGCTATGATGTTGACAATATGCCTTATAGTCTCTATATACATAGTCTTGTAACATTAAGTAAACTTGATTTATTTTGATATATGAAAAGAATAATTGCAATTGCTGGACATGCCTGCTCAGGCAAAGATCGTTTATATACTGCTCTTGAAAACTATTATGCAACCGCTGGTTTAAAGACTCAACGCTTTGCTTTTGCCGATGAGCTTAAGCATGAAGTTGATGACTTCTTAAAACAGAGCGTTGGCATTAGTGCATGGACCTCTGATCCTGTAGAAAAGAAAATCATAAGACCGTTTCTTGTTTTTTGGGGCACTGAATTTCGAAGAGCTCAAAACCCAGATCATTGGATAAACTGCATGAAAGGAAGCAAAGCTTGGAATAAATCAACCGCTGATCTGCTTGTGATTACTGATCTGCGCTTTAGCAATGAACATGAATGGATAAAACGAGAAGGCGGCACATGCATCTATTTGAGCCGACTTGACAAATCTGGTTTGCCATTAGAGCCTCCTAATAATTATGAAGCAGTTAATAACAGCTGGCTAAGAGATCATACTGATATTGATTTTATATGGCCAACATTTGATACACAAGAAGAACTTCAAAAATTTACAAATAGCAAACTAATAACAAAACTATGAATCCATCCAAATTATGCTTTATTGATGTCGAAACAACTGGCATTGATCGCAGTGCCCATGATATCTTTCAATTGAGTGCACGTATTGTCTCTCCTAATGGAGCTGAAGTGCTGAGTCGATTTGATAGCACATTTCGACCGATTGGTCTGAATGTCATGCCAGAAGCCCTTGAGAAACATGGCTATAGTGTTGAGGATCTTGCAAGCTTGCCAACAAGCAGCAGCAGCGCATATTCTGATTTTGTTGAATGGCTGAGTGAGCATGTGAATCGCTATGATAAAGCAGACAAGCTACACTTTGTTGCCTATAACGCCAAATTTGACGCTGAGTTTGTTCGCGCTTGGTTTGAAAAGAATGAAGATGCCTTTTTTGGCAGCTATTTCTGGAATCCTCCCATTTGTGTTATGATGGGGGCAGCCTGGTTTACCAAGAGGGTCAGAGGGGCCCTGCCAAATTTCAAACTCAGTACCTTATGTCAATGCGCTGAGTTGGGCTGGGATGAGTCTCAGGCACACGATGCGAGCTATGACATTGACAAGACCATTGAGCTCTATCGCTATCTGGACCAGAATTTAAGCGCTCTCTAGGCTGAGTCTGGAGCAGAGGGGGAGGCAAGGGGCCAGTCAATGACAGGCTTGGATCCGAGAAAAAAATGAAAAAAACTGAAAAAAGATATGTACTTTTCCCCTCTTTTGTGGTAAGATCTCCTTGCCGCTGAAAAGCAGCAGATCTTAGAGAGAGTCTAAGAGGTTGAAAAAAGTTTCACTTTTTTGTTTACAATCTCTGAAAATCTTGATAGGATCTTCTCATCGCGGTTGATTGAATCGTCTAAGTAGGATACGCATAACAGAAAGGGTGTTGGTATCAAATCCAACTCAGGCAGCGAAAGTTGCGCTGATCGTCTAAGTAGGACTTTTCGAAATGCGGGATGTTGGTATCAAATCCAACCCAATCAACTACGATAAAAAAAATCACTTTTTTGTTTACTTTTGAAAAAAAGTTGATAGAATAAGCGACGTAAGACATAAATAACTATCCGATAGGTTCAAGACGAGGGAGCACCTGAAGCGCCCAAGCGAGCACAATTAGGTGTCACTACAAGCGAGAGCTTATAGGTAGTGTATAAAAATATTTTCTATGTCTTACAAAACTATGGTGTATAAAGGACCAAACCAAGTCCCACCAGAAAGCAGTCATTCGTTAGTCTTTGGCGAATCAAGTCGAGTGTGTCTCGTGACTATGGTAAAAGTCCAACAGAGTATTTTTTCGGGCTGTTCGTTCAACGGATAGGACTGCTCCCTTCTAAGGAGACAATAGATGTTCGATTCATCTACGGCCCACCAAATTTAGCGTTAGGTGTAGCCACCTCGGAAGATGACTGTGATACCGTTACAGTTAACAATTTTCAATTAGCTGTTGATCTAATATGCTGGCGTTAGTGCTTGCGTGGACTAAGATCTCTCATCAATGTGGGAGTATGTAGGTTCAAATCCTACACAGCTAGCCAATGCTGCCATCGTCTAACGGTTAGGACTTACGGTTTTCATCCGTACAATCGGAGTTCGATTCTCCGTGGCAGTGCCAATTTTTATAAATCGTCGCTTTATCGTCTAAATGGCAGGACCCTCCATTGAGGAGGTAATGTTGGTTCGAATCCAACTAAGGCTGGACAGAGCTTATTAGTTTAATCGGGAAAACTTAGTCACGACTAGGATGTAGGTTCGAATCCTGCATAGGCTTCCAAATTTTCAATGATCGGCCACTCTCTTGGCATAGGAGAGAGTTCCAAAGCAGATAGGTTAATCTGCGGCGCTGTGAAATTCAGAACGTGTTCAATTTTCTTATATCCACGAGTGCCCAGAATGGTAATGGCCTCGCTTGATAAGCGAGTATGGGGAAACCCTTTACAGGTTCGAGTCCTGTTTCGTGGACCAATGTGTTGGCGCCGGAGTTGGAGAGCCGGGATAGACTGTAAATCTATTGCCTTCGGGCTGAGTGAGTTCGAATCTCACACAACACACCAATTTTAGTTTCTATTTTCTCAGGCGCGTTGTCTGTTCAAGAAGGCGCCGCATCTGTGAAGTTCCAGTTAATCAGGAATGTGGTGATGTTAACTAGGAGTGATTATCCTTGGACTGGTGTGTGAAAAAGATTCCAGTGCGTGCCTGAGAGAATAGAAACATTTTCAATTGCAATATCAATCGGTGAGTTAGGTGCATATGTGTATGCATACAGGCTTGAAATTCCGTGCTGAAGATAATGTCAGTATATTGCGATTAAAGGCCGCTACGGTCATCAGTAGCTAGCTCCAATCCTGAGTGAGTCGCAGGCCGAAATGCTATGGATATATAATTTATGTGTTGCTGCTCTTTGCTTGGCCCGTCAAAGAGCGTTTATAGCATCCATTCGGAATCCAAGTCTGATAAAAGTCAACGGGCCGCCAATTTTCAATAAAGCAACGATGTGGACGGCGACACATAGACCTCGGCCCCAGAGATGGATGATGGTTTGTCTTACCCAAAAGCCATAGGATAGACAAAGTTGGTTCGACTCCAACTTGCTTTTCAATTTTTCAATATGCACTGTTAGTAGAATGGATATAACGTATGGCTACGGACCATAAGATAGAGGTTCAATTCCTTTACGGTGCACCAAAACGGTATGAAGCTTTGATGGTGAAGCGCGGGACTGAAAATCTCGATAGGACGGTTCGAGCACGTCCATACCGGCCATTTTTCAATCGCGGAGTGGAGCAGTTGGTCAGCTCGCGTGGCTCATAACCACGAGGTCGTTGGTTCGAATCCAACCTCCGCAACTTTCATCTTTAATTATTATAGCTAAAATAGCGAACTTATATAAATAATATATAAGTTCGTGTAATATGTTTTATACAATTTATAAAATAACAAATCAAATTGATGGTAAATTCTATATTGGAAGTCATAAGACTAAAAATTTGAATGACGATTATATGGGTTCAGGTAAGTACCTTATAAGAGCGCAAGAAAAGTATGGAATTGAGAACTTCGAAAAAGACATCTTGTTTGTTTTCGAAACTGCTGATGAGATGTACGCTAAGGAAGCAGAAATAGTGAATGAAGATTTTTTAGCTACAGAGAATACATACAATTTACGTGTTGGTGGTTTTGGTGGTTTTGATTTTATTAATAAGAATAAATTATACGGCTTCAGTGATCCAGAAGTAGCTAAAAGAGGAAGAGCTGCTACGAATTTAGTTTTAGAAGAACGATACGGTCCAGATTGGAGAAAAGTTATATCTGCACTTGGTTCAGCTTCTAGTCAAACACCAGAAGCAAAGGCTAAAGCTGCATCGACAAAACGAGCAAATGGTACTTTTGGTAAAGTAGAACAAATGTGCACTGATGAAGCCATAAAGAAGAAGAAATCTGCTTTTGAACGTAATAATCACCAACAGGGTTCAAAAAACTCTCAATACGGAAAAATGTGGATTACCAATGGTATGGAATCCAAGTCTATAAAAAAAGATCAACCAATACCACACGGGTGGAGAAAGGGAAGAGTAGTTAATATATCTAACCCACCTATGTAACCAATTTTATGGGGATGTAGCTCAGAGGAAGAGCGCTAGCCTGTCACGCTAGAGGACGCGATATCGTAATTCGTCATTCCCGCCAATTTTATGGAAGTATGACAGAGTGGACAATTGTTCTATCTTGGAAAGATAGGGGGCGTCGTTAGGTTGCCCGGGGGTTCGACTCCCGTATGCTCCGCCAAATTTTATGGAACGTTGACAGAGCTTGGTATTGTGCCGTCCTGCTAAGACGTGGCCGACCCTAATAGGTCGCATTGGTTCAAATCCAATACGTTCCGCTCTCACTTTATATAAATAAAGTATATGAAATATTATACTGTTTATAAGGTTACAAATATTAATACCAACCAAGTATATATCGGTGTTCATAAAACATCAAATCTTGATGATGGCTATATGGGCTCAGGTCATAGAATCAAACGCGCTATTAAAAAATATGGACTTAATAACTTTAAAAAAGAATATATCGCAATATTTGATAATGCGGAAGAAATGTACCAATTAGAGCGCGAATTAGTAAATGAAGAGTTTCTTACTAATACGAATTCTTATAATTTAACTTGCGGAGGTAAGGGTGACTCGTTTGAATTTATAAACAAAAACAACCTGAATAATAAAACCAATAATTGTTATCTTGGGGGTTTAGGACAAAAAAAATCCAGAGAAAATAATCCTGAAAAATGGAAAATTATTGATGAACAAAACAGTAAAAATATGAGAGAACGACACCGGTTAGGTAAATATTCTCATCACCAGCCTTCTTTTGCTGGTAGAAAGCATTCTATCGAAACTAAAGAAGCGATGTCAAAATCACATAAAGGTAAACATGTTGGATTAAAAAATTCACAATATGGTACGCGTTGGATTTGTAACATTGAATTGCAACAAAACAAAAAGATT